GTGAAATGGAAGAAGTTAAGAAACAAATTCTTAAGAAGGAATTTACAACAAAAATGATGTTTTCTATGATACAAAAAGATGAGTTGCGTAATTTGAATAAAATTGCTTTACCGCGAGTATTTTGTATGGGACCAATAATCCACACACTTTTGTTGAGAAAATATTTAGGACCACTGATGTCCAAAGTATCTAAGTACAAATTTTTGAACGGATTCATGTGTGGTATTAACCCATTGTCAGAACAATGGAAAAATTTACTTGAAGTTACAGTTAAATTTGGTGATAATGTTATAGACGGTGATTATGCTTCATGGGATGCTAAGATGCTACCACAATTTCAACAAAAAGCACATGAAATTTTAGTTGAATTTTTAGATTTGTCCGAGGATGACAAACTAATTTGTAATTTTTTATTGTGTATGTTAATATTTACACCAACAGTGATTGAGAACAAGTGTGTTGTTACAACACATGGAATGCCATCAGGTTGTGGTGTGACAACTTTTGTTAATTCCTTGATTAACAAAATGTATTTAGCGTATAGTTTTCATAAATTATATAATAAAGAATATAATAAGAACGAATTTAAGATGATTAATCCAGGAATTGACCTCTATTTGAGCAATGTAGTTGATAATGTTTATGGTGATGATAAATTAGTGGGATTAAGTGACAAAGTTAAGGATTGGTTTAATGGTATTACTATTGAAGGGGTTATGAATGAAATTGGTGTTGGTTTTACACCAGCAGACAAAGGAGAATGGACGTATAAATATAGATCAATTTATGATTGTAGTTTTCTTAAAAGAGGCTTTTTGTTTAATCATAAGTTGAAGACTATAGTGGCTCCTTTAGAAAAAAGATCAATGTTATCAACATTAAATTTTGTTTCAGATGACTTCCGTAACTTGGAGTTAACACTGATAAAGTTGCAAAATTTTCAAAGAGAAGCTTTTCTACATAATGATTACGATTTATTGATGGATAATGTATTGAACGAATTAGAACAAAAGAAATTTTCCAGTTTTGTTCCATTAACTGAGAAATATTTACAAAAAATTTATCATGATCCAGAATTCGATTATGGTGGATTGTTGTCTTTACAATGAAATAACAATGGAATAGTCTTTAGTCTTAGACTTTAAACAAAGATATTTATAGGCAATTTCAAATGTTAATTACGCAGATAATTTGACAATTGTAACTTATTGGATGTGATACTATGTGTAAAAGTCGGAGTCACACAAGTCGTTTTGTCAGCTTAATCTTACAATACTTCATTGAAGATAAATAATTACAATTGAATAAAATTAGTGAAATGTTGAAAACCTATATCCAGCACTTTATTTTTAAGTGATATAGTAAACTGGAAAAACTTAAGGTGATATAGATTCGTTTATATTGTTTTATATTTTTCTTAAGATCATTAATGAAGATGTAGTGGAACAATTTATAAATTTTAAGGCGGAAATTAAATAAAACACACCTCCTTTAATCATGAAATTTAATATGATGATGTGTCTAAATTTAAATGAAAATGAATAATAACAATAATAATAATAATAATAATA